CTGGTTACACATCAACAGCCGTAGCTACAACAGATGAAACTGTATCTATCACTGACTATGTGTACTCAGCAGAACATATTGACGATGCAGACCTAGCACAAAAGACTTTCTCCGACTTTATGGAGGTTGCACGAGGCATGGGTACTATGCTCAACGAGAAGGTTGAGACAATGATGCTTCTCGAGCACGCACAGTGGACTAACTTTGACAACGCTTCAATCGGAGGCGCTCCAGGAAACATCACTGTTGCTGTGTCAAACGTAAAGGACATCATCACCGCTATGAAGCGCGAAATCCGCGAAGCAGGAGGAGGAGATGTCGCAGCCCGAAATGGTATGTTCATCCAGTGGCGTGAAGCTGACTTTGAGATTGTTGAAAAACTTGCTTCAAGTGAAGGTTTCAACGTAGCAGATGACGTTCTCAAGAACGGTATCAAGCAAGGTTTCAAGTACCTCGGTGTAGAGCACTATGGAACCTCAAAGAATGTCGCAGGACATGTTTTTGGTGGTGTCAAGAAGTCTATGCAGGTTGGTATCTTGAAAGCTACCTACGGAAGAGTGAAGACTCTCATCAACCCAGTGGTTTCTACAGCTCAGATTTCAGGTATTGGTTTGGAGTCACGTATTGACCTCAAGTTCAAGGCTTGGAATAGGATGACGGCTGTTGCCTTTGACATTTTAGTCGCCTGACCTTAATTAGTAGATACATTTATCAGCTAATTAAAAGTAAAATGGCAAATGAATCACGATTTCTACCAACACCACGAGTAGGTTTCCGACCAATAATCACCCTCACAACAGCAAGGACTCTTAAAGAAGATGAGTCAGGCTCTGTAGTAGTGCTTAATGCAGCGGCAGGGTTTACAACAACTCTTCCAGCTAACTGCGTAAACGGAACTTTCTTTGAGTTTGTGGTAGGAGTTACAGTAACTTCAGTCGGGGCAAAGATTATCACAGGAGCAGCAGCAGAATTGATGGTAGGAACTATCCTCAATACTGACACTGACACCTCTGATACTCTAGCTTCGTGGAAGTCGCTAGTAGGTACAAGCAACATCTCTTTAAACCTCAATGGAACCACAAAAGGTGGACTCATCGGAGACAGAATTGTTGTGACCAAAATAACAAGTACAAAGTGGCAGGTAAGCGGCAATATCCTTTCAACAGGAGCCGTTGTAACACCATTTGCAAATTCTTAAAGGTTATCTCACTCTCTCATTCGTGGGAGGGTGGATATAGCACTTAAAATATAAATATGATTGCATTTTCAGATACAGTAAATCTCACAGGCGGATTACAACAAGTACGAAATATGCTTCGTGTAGACGCTACGCAGTACCCTACCGTTCGTGTAGTGAACTCATACAACAACTGGCTTGATGTGGTTACAGGCTACGCTATCGGAGCAGATAGACGCTTTCAATTCGATGATACAAATCACACGGCTTTACCCTCTGGTACCACCAACCTAGTAGCCGACCAATCAGACTACTCATTCCTCACAGACGAGCAAGGTAATCAAATCCTCAATCTCACAAGGATAGACATCAAAGACGCAAGTGGACTGTGGCGCATGTTAAACGTGCGAGACATGGCTAATAGTGACGTTGCAGAAGACTCGTTGCAGATCACCGCAGGACTCCCCACCGAATACGACAAGATTGCCGACAACATCATTAGGCTCACTCCAAAGCCCGTGTCCTCAGTTACCGCTGGTCTGAAGTTCTACTTCCAACGTACAGGCTCGTACTTTACCGCCGCCGACACAACGAAATCCCCCGGTGTACCACCACTCCTACATCGTGGTTTCGTTATCGCCTCAGTCTACGATGCACTTCTCGCAGGGATAGGCTCCGCAAACATTCAAGCTGTCTCTGTAGAGATGCAGAAAGAACAGATAAAAATGGAGAATTACTTCAAGAACAGGAATACCGATGAAGTAGTCGTGTTATCAGTGCCTAGGGTAAACTCTGTATGATAAACACAACAAAACCGTCCACATCACTCATCAACGCCTCAAAGGTGTCTTTTGGTGAAACGTGGGCAACCATTCCTACTACTTGGCTCTCGGAGACACGTACTTGGCTCGCTACAGGTTCGTTGTTTACCAATCCAAGCAAGCCGTCAACGACTTTTAGTAATATCGCTAAACCTGTTTAATATGGCAACAGTAATCACAACAATAAATGCGTCTGATTTAATTACGGATAGTCGTGCAGACTTGAACGCAAACTTTGTGTCACTGAATGCGAACAAGATAGAGACAGATAATCTTTCAACAGACAGTACCTTCGCTGGTGCTGTAGACACAAAAGTGCCCTCACAACTTGCGGTAAAAAACTATGTGGACGGTGGTGCGACAAGTGCGAGTGAGACAACAAAGGGAGCTGTCGAGGAGGCTACCGATGCAGAAGTAACCGCTGGTACTGCTACAGGAAGCACTGGGTCTAAGCTGTTTGTTACGCCTGCGAAGTTGAAAACCTATGCACCAGCTGTCGATATTCAAACGTTTACGTCTGGTGGAACTTGGACAAAACCTACAAATGCGAAGTCTGTTGAGGTTATTCTTATTGGAGGGGGGGGTGGGGCAAGTGGTGGTTCAGGTATAGGGGGAGCGTATGCTGGTACTGGAGGTGGTGGCGGAGGTAGAACTAATTTAATTTTACCTGCATCTATCTTTGGTGGCACTGTTACAGTAACAGTCGGTGCTGGTGGTGCTGGTGGTGCTGGTGGTGCTAGTGGTTCTGGTACTGTTGGAGCAGGCACTAATGGTGGCGATACAACCTTCGGCACCCACATTAAAGCTTTTGGTGGTCTTTCGGGGGGGAATGGTGCTACTGCTGGTACTGGTTTACAGAGCGGTGGTGCAGGAGGAAGTGGAGGTTCTCTATACTCGACTGGCAGTGCAGGTTCTTCTTCTAATCTTGCTGGTGCAGGAGGAGGTGGTGGCTCAACCTGGAATCGTGGGGCAGATGGGGGTGCCGTTACTTTAATACCCAGAAGTGGAGGGGTAGGAGTTGTTGGTTCTGATGGTGGTGCAGGGGTTTCTGCTGGAGCTGACGAGGCGACGGGTGGTAGTGGAGGTGGAGGTGCAGGTCAAAATGACTCTAGCGCAGGAAGAACAGGTGGAGCAGGTGGAAATTACGGTGGTGGTGGAGGAGGTGGGTCTACTCCTTCATCATTTAATAATACGGGTGGAACAGGTGGAGCAGGGGCGACTGGTGTTGTCGTTGTGGTAACTTATTTCTAATGTCAAAACTCATCCAAATAAAAATCCAAAACTTCTCAGGCGGAGTCTCAGACTCTCCACGCGAAGACAACGCAAGCAAATTTCAAGTGTCAAAACACTTTGATGCTTTTTCCGACCCTTCAAGACTTATTCCCTATCGTTCATTAGAAGCCGACACAGAAACATCTGTAAGTGCAACTGACCTCAAACAGTATGCAGTCAGAGACTTCATGTACGCCTCAGCTTCAACGAAACTTTACGGACTTGGTCAAACCGCAGGCGGACTCACAAAGATAGTACAAAAAGCCGTAGCAGAAAGTGGACTGTGGACACTTCCTGCAACTAGCGAAGGCAACGGAGCGGTCAAGAACGGATGCCTCGTAGAGTACAAAGACTATCTCTGGGGCTTTCAAGGAACGACACAAGTATTCCGTTGGGGATTGCTGTCAGGCTCTCCTTCGATAACAAACTCACAAGGAACCGTGGCAACGATAACGAGTGTCGCTCAAGGTGTAATAGCAAAAGACGACAACCTTTATCTACCGTACAATAATAAGATTGTGAGAGTAAATGCTAGCGGAACGGTACAAGACGCTGTGCTCACTCTCCCTACCAACTTCAAGATTACTTCCATAACGAATTACAACAATTATCTCGCTATCGGCTGTGCACCTATTTCCACTTTCAACGGTGTATCAAAAGTATTTCTTTGGAACCTCATATCACCAGACGTACAAGAAGCGATTGACTGGGGAGAGGGAGAATTAAGAGTGCTCGAAACCATAGAAGGAATACTCGTAGGAATTACAGACCGCTACTTAAACAACGCAACAGGAGCAGGGCGTGGCTCGATGATTATCCAAGTGTACCAAGGAGGCGCACCACAGGTCATCAAAGAAGTCTTTACACAAGCCCTTTCAGGAAAGACGATGCCACTTTCAAAGGCAGTGAAAAACAACCGTGTATTTTTTGCGGCTAAGGTAATGACCAACTCGGCAGGTACAGAATACAACGAAGGCATCTGGTCTTTTGGTCGCAAGAACGTAAACTATCCTTTTGCTCTCACCCTCGACATCATAGATGAGAATATAAATACCAGTGGCATTCAGGCATTTGGTACGGCAGCAAATTACTTTTTCATAGCACACATCGCAGATGGCTCTGTAGATAAAACCAATGACGCTTCAACGTTTACATTCACCAGTATTTACGAGTCACAGGTATTTGACTTTGGAGACGTGGACTCTGACAAAACTCTCCAATCATTGAAAGTGTCTTTTGTGAAACTCCCTACAGGTGGGTCACTGACTGCTAAATACCGCCTAGACGGTGCTACTTCATGGACTACCATTGGAACTTTCACAACCGTAGGCGAACTATCCAGAAACTTCTTGAACATTGAAAGCTCAGGCGATAGTTTTGCGAGCGGGAGGGAATATGAGTTCAGACTAGAAAGTACCGGAGGATTAGAGATAACAGGCTTCCTACTAAAAGCCCGTGTAAACGACACACCATAATATGCCAAACGACATTCAACAACAGGTCAATCAATTAAAACAAGCACTAGAGGCACTGACTTCCGCATACTATGGAAATAACTTTAGTGCGTCTCAAGACTTTAACAAATACAGTCGTTTTAATTCAAGATTAAAAGTACCAACCTACGCAACCGCACCAACCGTAGCAGAAATAGGAGAACTATACGCAAATTCTACAAACGGAAAACTGTATGTGTGTACTTCTGCGAATACTTTTTCTTTAGTCGGCGGACAAACATGATATAATTATATAAATATATGGCACACTCAAATTCATCATTTAGGGCAAGAGACTCTACTGAGGGGAGGAGGAGCAATTCTTCTGGTGGTTCTTCTAGTAGGGGTTTAAGAGAGGGTCTAGTATTAGAAGGCTTTACAAGTGAAGCAGGGAGAGAGGCAAACATAGCAAGTGGTAGGTTTACTGAGTCTCAGGCAAGAAGTGTTCCTATATTAGATTTAGATACAGGCGGATTTTCAGGAAACTTTGATAGAGAGCCGTCTGGTTCTTTTAGAAAAGGTAGCTCACCAATAAGCTCATCAAGAAGCTCGTCTACACCAATCACCGCAGACGCTATCCGCCCACAAACACCCATTCAACTACCAACAAGAGAAATAGTACCAGACCTCGGAAACATTGTAGCCGCCAGAAACCAAGGACTCGCCTCAGCATCTGAAGGTGCGTTTACTTCCGCAACTAACGGTACTTTGACAGTCGCACCGCCAGTCGTTGCAGAGCCAGTAAGCAAGTTTCAAACCTTCCTTCAGGAAAGACTCAATGCAGATGCTATCGCTAAAAACGAACTCGGTACAGGCGCAGATAGGTTCGCAAGACTAGAGAAAGACGCACAAATCAGACAGAAGGAACGAACCTTCAACGACCTTACAGGACAGTTGAACACAATCGTTGCACAACGTGACGCAAATATACTAAGAGTGGAAGGACAAGGGCGTGGTATACCAGAAGCTATCATCGGTGGACAGCAAGCACAGATAAACCGTGAGGCGGCTATTCAGGCACTTCCAGTACAAGCACAACTCGCAAGTGCACAACAGAACCTAGACATGGCACGGTCACACGTTGACAAGATGTTTCAAATCCAGTCACAAGACGCACTCGCTAACTACCAATACAAAACCAATCTTAATAGTTCAATCTTTGAGTTCCTAACCGCAGAAGAAAACCGTACCGTTGCAATCAATCAAAGAAACGAAGATAGGAAATTTGATCGCGAGAAAACAAATCTCGCCATGAAAAACCAGTGGGCGATGCAAGCCGTAGAGTTTGGACAGTCGGGTCTAGTGGGTAACATCATGTCACTTGATGTCAATTCTGAAACATTCACTACAGACCTCGCACGTCTACAGGGGCAGGTGAGGAAGCCTGTGGTGGCT